CTTAGACATGCATGAGGACAGAGCAATCCTTACAGCTATAGAAATAAAAGAAAAGATGCAAGAGGCAGACTTAGGTATTGAAATTGGTATAGGAATTAATTCCGGTATAGTTATGTTAGGTAACTGTGGAAGTGAAGATAGGTTTGATTATACTGCCATAGGTTCAGATGTAAATCTTGCAGCTAGATGTGAGAGTAGTTGTAAAGCTGTAGGTGAAGATATAGTTATTGCTAAAAATACTGCAGAACAAACAGACATACCTTTAATTAAACTAGACCCAATAGCAATGAAAGGGATAGCAGAGCCAGTAGAAATATATACTACAATAGACTTGACAAAACATGAATAAGACTCTATAATATAAGTAAGGGTGTGCGAATGGTCGGCACTCAATAACTTGCTTTATTAAGGAGTTAATATGACACATTTAAAAGCATTTGGACAATTCAGTCCGTTCTCAGTTGGGTTTGATGAAATCTTTGATACACTTCAAAGAGCATCAATACCTCAAACAAACTACCCACCTTATAACATAGTTAAATCAGGTGAGGCATATCGAATCGAAATAGCAATGGCAGGATTTAAAGTCGAAGACATTGATGTTGAGGTTAAAGATAAAACACTTACTGTATCTGCTGTACAAACAGATGAGAAGAAAGGAGTAGAATATATCCATAAGGGTATATCTGAAAAAGACTTTACTAAAACATTTGCTTTAGCAGAGTATGTTGAAGTAAAAGATGCAGTAGTTGTTGATGGTATCTTGGTGATTGAACTGGAAAAGAACATTCCAGAAGAAGAAAAACCTAAAAAGATACGTATATCTAGCTAACTATAGCTAAATCCTCTCAGAGGCACGGAGAAGCTCTGTATTAAAATATCAATCTTACGATACCTATCGCATTAGGTACTATCAGATAATGCAATACAGAGCATCTGGTGAAGTCAATTTTCTCTAATCTGCCATAATTCGTGCATTTAGGTTAGCTTCTATGTAATTATGTATTTCATCGAGCTTTCTCGTACCTTCTCGCACTACAGTCTGTAATGTTGCATACTCTTCTTGACTAAAATAAGGTTTTAATTCTTTAATATCTGTAGAAACTCTCTCAGTAATTACCTTACCAGTTCTACTATATAATACTTTATAGCCAAACAGAGTTGCTTCTTTCTGTTTCATTAGTTTATCCCTTCCTCTATAAATTTACTTATCAATTTAATATCTTGGTCACTTAACATTCCAGCTTGTGCCCACATAGTTGATGACATAGCACCAATCTGTTCTCTATTTTTATATGCGTATAATCTATTACTTATGTAATCAGATGTTTGTCCTGCAAGTTTAGGAAATACACCCATGCCTTGACCATCTTGACCATGACAAGCAGCACATCCTGACCATAATCCTCTGATAGAACTAAATTCATCTGTCTTTGCTATTTCTTTTTTTCTTTGTTCTATTTCTACAGACGTTCCATGTTCTTCTACATACTTAATATAACAATCACCTGAACAACTATGAGCACTTGAATAACCTTTGTACTCTAAGTTATCATAGGTAAATACTAATATACCAAAAAGAAAACCTAAGATTCCTATTACATAACCAAATATATCATTCATTCTTCAAATCCTGCAAAAGTTATGTTATCTTGTCTACCTCTAAGTCCAGCTTTCATATAAGTAGTAGCACGTCCTTCAAAAAAGTTTTGATGTTCGACACCAGTTACTTCATCCAACCAACCTAAAGGATTCTCTCTTTGGTCATAATTAGTTTTAAGACCAAGTTGTAGTAATCTTCTATCAGCTATGTATCTATTGTATGCATACATATCTTTTTTAGTTAGTCCTTGTATGTCACCCATCTCAAACACTAAATCTAAAAACTTATCTTCTAATGCTACCATCTCTCTACAGATGTCATATAGTTCTTTCTTAAAATCATCTGTCCATATATCCATGTTCTCTTTAATAAACTCTCTAAATAATTTAGTCATAGCTTCAACGTGCATAGACTCATCACGAATAGAATAGGTAACTATCTGTCCCATACCTTTCATTCTACCGAACCTTGGAAAGTTTAATAGGATTGCAAAACTACTGAAGAGTTGTAGTCCCTCAGTAAAAGCAGAATAAACAGCAAGAGTTTTAGCTATGGTTTCTCTTTTAGCTTTAGAAGGTTTAAAGTTACCAACATAGTCATGCTTGTCTGCCATCTCTTCATAGTCAGCAAATGCTTTATATTCTATCTCAGGCATACCAACAGTATCAAGTAGTAAACTGTAAGCATGTTGATGGATTGATTCCATGTTAGCAAAAGAAGACATCATCATTCTTGCTTCTGGTTTTTTAAAGATAGGCATATACTTATCTATATAACCACTAGCCACATCAACATCTGATTGAGTAAACAATCTAAATATCTGTGTTAATAAATTCTTTTCTGTGTCTGTAAGTTCTTGCCAGTCTTTTACATCTGTATGTAAAGGCACAGACTCTGGCATCCAATGCATTTGATTCTGTAATACATAGTAATCAAACATCCATGGATATTCAAACGGTTTATAATAATCTCTGTTACCTAGTAAAGTCATTGAAGTTCTCCTCTAATGTTCTTAGTTTATCTTCTGCAGTTGCTAACTTATCTATTTCCGTATCCATTGTTTCAATAATGTTAGGATGTTCAGCTACACCTACACTACTTTTAAAATAGTTTAACAGATTAGTTTCTGCCTCTGCTCTTTGTGCTTCATATTTTAATCTTAAAGCATTATATATATTTTTTTTTATCATAATTACCCCTCACAGGCTATACAGTCCACCTCATCTAAACGAATCCTTGGAACTTTAATGTTAACATTCTCTACGTTTCTTGCTGCATTAGACCTGAAATAATACAGCGATTTTAATTTATTCATACCATACCAATGCACATCATTGACATATTGCATATACTCATCATGTATACCTTGGTCCTCTGTTGCTTTTGGTAAAGTAAAAAATAGATTAACTGATTGTGCTTGACAAATAAACTCTTGTCTTTTGTAAGCATGTTCGACTACCCATATCTGATTTATCTCATTAGCAGTTTTAAATACTTCCTTCTCATCATCTGTTAGTATACTTAAATCCTCTACTGACCCATCATTACCTGATATATCTTTTAAAGTCTGTTCTAACTCTTGACCTTTTAAACCTTTTGATTTTAAAAGTTTAACTAGGAATTTGTTTCTGACTTGATAAGAACCTGATAAAGTTTTGTGGGTATATACATTAGCACGAAAAGGCTCAATGCTGGGAGAAGTGCCAGAACAAATAATCCCACTACTAGCATTAGGAGCAATAGCAAGAAGATGAGCATTCCTACGGTTTGTATTGTGTAAATCAGGGCATTCACCACGCACATCAGCAAGTCTCTCAGTAGCTCGTATAGCTTTGGATTTGATGTGTTTGAATGCTTTATGATTGAATCCAGTAGCGTAGATACTTTCAAACGCAATGTTTTGAGACTGGAGATAAGCATGGAAACCCATTGCTCCAAGACCAACTGACCTTTCTCTATAAGCAGAGTAAGCAGACTTAGCGTACCCTTCTTTACCTTCTTTAATATATTTTGTAAACCGTTTGAAATTTGCACTATAGCCTCCTAGTTGTGATGTGTCTACTGCATTCTCAATGTAATGTTCTATCACATTGTCAAGCATAGTTACTAAATCTTCAATAAACTGTGGGTCTTCTGACCACTTATCAAAGTGTTCTAAATTAACAGATGATAAACAACATACTGCTGTCCTCTCTTCATTAGTAGCAAGTGTTATCTCTGAGCATAAATTACTTTGTCTAATTGATAAACCTAAATCCTGTTGTGTTTTAGGTAACGCATCATTACAAGTATCAATGTTAATCATGTAAGGTTCACCAGTCTCTGCTCTAGCATTTATGATTTGAAACCATAAAGCTCTAGCATTTATAGTATTAACAGCTTCATTAGTTTTAGGGTCAATCAATCTCCAGTCTTCATCATTTTTAACAGCATCTAAGAATGCATTAGTTATATTAATACCATTGTGTAGGTTTAAACACTTTCTATTTATGTCACCACCAGATTCTTTTCTCATGTTAATAAACTCTTCAATCTCTGGATGACTAACATCCATGTAAGCAGCATAAGAACCACGTCTTGTAGTGCCTTGATTGAAAGCTAACATCTGCGAATCTACCACATGCATGAATGGAATTGAACCAGTAGAACGAGAGCCATGAGTAGTAGGTATACCATTACTCCTAACATCTCCCCAATATCCACCAATGCCTCCACCTGAACTTGCCAACCATATGTTCTCGTCATAGTGAGCAGATAGCCCATTCCTACTATCAGGAACATAATTAAGGAAACAACTGATAGGTAGCCCACGAGTAGTACCTCCGTTGCTAAGTATAGGAGTGCTAAACATGAACCAACAATCGGAACTGTAGTTATAAAGTCTTTGAGCCATTTCATAATCTGTTTCTCCTTTAAATGTTGCACCAAATACTGATGCTCTTGCGAATGCTTCTTGGGCATGTGTCTCTCCATCCCAAAAGTATCTATCTTTTAATGTGTCTAAACTAAACTTATCAAAGTTTTTTTCTTTGTCATAGTCTATCATTATTCCTAAATAACTTTTAGTTCCGACTTTATCTTCTACCATGTTTCTCCTCTAGATGTAAAGCAATAATAGCATAATGTATTATCTTATATAACTCTACTTGTTTGTTATCTTTCTTACCATATCGCATAGCATACTTCATAATATTACCAATAGCAAAACCTTCACCGTGACCAGCATCTATAACCATGTCAGTAGCTTGATACTTACCATTAGAATAATGTTGAGCATAAGTCTTATCAATATATTCTTTTATTAAATTTAAAATTTTACCTTCATTAAATTTATAATTTATTTTCTTTTTCATAATATTCTTTTTTTGTTTGTTTATAAAACCATCTTAAACTATATGCACTTAACATAAATTTATTATTAGCAAAGATGTGAGTTTGTTCTGGTAAAAACTCATGTAGATTTTTCTTGTTAATTCTAGAAACATCTTCTCCCTCTGGTATCATAGTTCTTAACCAGTCAATGAGTTTACCTTCTGCTCTTCTTCTTATTAGTTTAGACTTCTTGCCATTCATAATTCTTTACCAGTTGCCAATATCTTAGTATACTATTAAACATTTCTTTATGTTTTTCATGCGATTCTGTTTCCCAAATGTGATACAGGATAATACTTGTATCTGCTCTATCAACAAAGATAGAAACTCTAGTAGGGTCATCAACCTGACAACCTTGAGCATAAGCAGATAACTGCATACCATGTTCATCATAGACTAACTTAGCTGGGTCTTTACCTTCAAGGTTATCTTTGGTTTTAAAGTCCACAAAGATTCCTGACTTACAGTATAAGTCTATCTTACCACCATAACCTTGTTCAGCACAGAAAGAATCCTCTGCTATCCAGTCTTCGTTAGGAAAGTTCTCGTCTAACCATGCTTGAATAAGTTTGTAAGGTTTAGTCTTAGCTTTACCTAAGAAACCTTTTTCTATTTGAGCATGTATCTTTGTCCCTTGCTTGGCTGCTTTTAAACCAACCTGTCTAGCTTCATTCTTACATCTGTAAGTAAAAGAATCAAAAGGTTCTTGTTCTCCTCTATCTAAATCAATTGCTGCTTTGATAGCTTGAGTAAGTTTCCAATTCTCTAAAGCTGGTTTAGCAACCATACCTAAAATGGTTGTGACTGAAGGGACAAGTCCAATACTTTTGGCATCTCTTAATGTGGTGTTTCTTTCTTTACCATTAGCACCTATGATTGTATACATAGGTTCTCCATCTCTAGCATACCAATGTCCAGACTCAGATGTAAACTTATTATACTTGTCTAATTGAGTTTTGTCAAGTGTTTTATTCATTTTCTAGCTCTTTATATGTTTTAAAGACATCAGATGTAAATAGTTTCTGTATATTTACTAACCACATCTTACTTGCTTTGTTGTCACCACCACAAACAGACTTCTTAAAATCTAATTTATCAATCAGTTGTTTTAGTTTAGGGACATCAAATATAAACGTACAGAATATGTCATCATCAATACAAAGATTATGAAACCAATAGTCTGATTCAGTAGCACAGATACCAGATGGTTTACCATATGATTCATACTCAATACATATGTTACCAGTCTTCATCCACATACCACGTTCTGACTTGACCTCAATCTTTTTATTAGTTAGCATATCTGCTATCCTATCTTCTCTTATCTGACCATACTCTAAATCTAGGTCAAACTTCTTTCTATTTTCTTTAGTGGGTTTCACTCCAATTACCTCCTATTTTATATTCACCAGTTAAATCACATCGCATTTTAAATTGCTCTGTTACCTTCTCAATACACTCAACACCTACTCTTCCTACAGAATCAGCTTGAGATTCCTTGACTTGTAGTTGCCATTCATCATGGATGTTAGCAACAAACTTAGCATCATAAGTATTTAACTTAATCAACTCATATAAATTTATCATAGCTTGTTTCATTACAATAGCACCACTACCTTGTAGTAAAGTATTAAGTGCAGCATGAGGACTTCTTACATATATCTTTCTACCATCAATACCTTTTAAGAAACCTCTGTTGGCAGCTTGTTGTACTCTGTCACGTAAAGTTTTTAATGCTGGTAAGTTAGCAAAGAATCTTTGTTTCAATGCTTTACCTTTCTTCATGTCACCATTAATTATCTTACCTATCTTAGCATCACCAGCACCATAGACTAAAGCATAGATAAATGTCTTAGCTTGGTCACGTGTCTTCAGTCCAGCAAGTTCTTGATTGGTTGTATGGATGTCACCATTAACAACATCCTCAATGTAATCAGCATCATTCATGTAGTGAGCTAACATACGTAACTCTAAACCACTAGCATCAATACCAACTAACTTGTAGCCATCTGGTACAGTCCAACAAGCACGACACTCTTCACCGTAAGGACTATGTATGTTAGGGACTTGAGCCATGTTAGGACCTCGATGTGTCATCCTCCCTGTAATAGTACCATTAGGTATAACCTTACCATGTACTCTATCGTCTATGACAACATCAATCCAAGATGATACTTGAGCTATACGTTTCTGATATAATAAGAAATCAGCAATTAGTTTAGCTTCTTTGATGTGGGTAATCTTTTTAAGTGTACTCTCATCCACAATAGGTTGACCAGTAGGAGTAAACCTTTCTGGTTGCCAACCAAAGTCAACAAGATACTCACCTATTTGTTTACGACTACCAAGATTAAACTCAACTAACTTCTTACGCATGAAGGGTTGAAAGTTTTGTGTATTCATACAATGTACATACTCCTCATCTGTAAGTCCTCGCTTACTAAGTTCACCATCCTTCTTAATGTAAGGTGTAACTTGTTTATCATCAACCCATTTAGGTTTAAATGTTTTCTGTACTTCATCCTCTACATCTGCCATCTTTTGTTTAAGCTCTGCTAACAAAGTCATAGCTTGTTTACTATCAAAATGAAAACCATTTCTTTCTTGTTCACACATAATAGCAGAAGTCATTTGCTCTAAGTCAAAGGACTGCTTACTAAATCCTAGTCCTTCTTTCTGTAAGAACTTATATACAGCTTCATTCAGTTTAACATCCTGTACACAATAGTCTAGCATTTGTGGTGTATAGTTATTAAACTCTGGTTGTTCTTGTTTAGGTATACCTAATCTATAACCCCAAGTCTTGAGACTATGTCCATTCTCTCTGACTGGATTGTAAAGTCTTGACATAACAAGAGTATCTATTACCTTACCTCGATACACAAAATTATGTAATCGTTTAAGTATCTGTAAATCAAAACCTATAATGTTATGACCAATTAAAACTTTAGCACTATGTAATAAGTCTAGTGCATCTTCAATTTGATTTGGTCCAAACTTATATACTTGTCCATCAACTTGTTTAGCTACAATACACCATATCTTAGTAGCATCAAGGTCATCAGTTTCTATATCAAAAATAAGATTCATTTGTAAATGTTTCCTCCTCTGTCACTTCATGTAATCTACCAGTATCAATGTCATATTTTAAACTACAAGCCATACCAGTATCACCAGTATACCTTGACTTCAAGACTCTAACCTTAGTTATGTTAGCTTCCTCTGGATTCTCTGCTTGTTGGTTTCTCTCTAATGCAATAACACAATCAGACAATTGTGCTATTCCTTGTGAACCTTTGAGGTGAGAAAGGGACACTTGTATACCTTTTTCATGTCCTCTATCGCCTTGTGCTCTACGTAAATGTGATACCAGTATCATACCTACACCAGTCTCTTCAACTAAGCTACGTAATCTATTCATTAACATATCAATACCACGTCTCTCGTCACCCTCAGTTAGTACGTTGACAAGCATATGTAGGTGGTCAACTACAACCCAGTCACACTCACACCCTACAATAATATATCTCAGCTTAGAGAATATCTCATCAATGTCTGTTGCACCAAGATGGGCATGAATAAATACTCTACCCTTCTCAATAGCTTTGTCAAACAAAGTATGGAGTTCATCGCTTGTATACTTAGAACGTTTCTCTGATAAGTATATCCTATCATTAGCTTCAATAGA